AGGCAGCGCATGGCCAAAGAGAGGGAAGAAGCCGGGCTCACTCGGGACCGCAAGCGCCAGTTGCTGGAGAAGATTGCCGAGGACACCACCCGCATAAACCGCCACGCCGCCCTGAAAGCCATCGACATCGACAACAAGATGGCCGGGCTGTACGTGCAGCGGCACGAGATCAAGGCCCAGCTGCAGGCCGGACCGATAGAGACCGAGGAGGCGGTGGTCGAGCTGTACCGTGCAAACCCCGAGCTGTGGCGGCGAATCAAGAAAGCCGTGGAGGGCAAGAAATGAGCTACTACGCCAAGGACACAGGCCAGATCATCATCTCGAACAACGACGACTACAACCCGGCCGAGGAGCGTTTCGGGGACGGGACGCCGGCGGCCGAGGAGTTCATTATCGAGAAGTATCGGCGGGAGCAGGTTGACGGCGCCGCCGGCGCGGGCACGGAAGTCGACATCCAGAACTGGTCGGGCAAATCAACAACCTGGGCGCGGGTCAAGAACTTGAGCACGACCGACACCGGTTCGATTACCTGCGACATGGGGGGCGGTTCGTGTGAACCGCACCTTCCGCCGGGGGCCTCCGTCACCATTCCCATTGACGACGACACCGGCACGAACCCCAAGTTTGTCGGCGCCGGCGTGACGTTCGACGTCCTTTTCTTTGTGCGCGGATGAGTGGGCTGCCCATACAGATCCGGCCGATGACCGACAAAGACGTCGGCTTCATCGTCACCAGCTGGCTGAGCTCCAACCGCTCGAGCATCCAGTGGCTGGATCGCGGCACGTATTTCCAGGAGTACCGGGTCGCCATCTTCCGGACCCTGAAGCACGCCCAGGTCCTGGTGGCATGCAAGCCCGACCTGCAGGATCTGATCTACGGCTGGGCCTGTGCCGAGCCCGACCGCGGGCTGCTGCATTACGTTTTTGTGAAGGAAGAGAACCGCCGCCTGGGCATCGCCCGGCGACTTGTCTGTGAAGTGGTGGGCGACTCCAGCCTACCCGTGAAGCTGAAGCCAACCCACTGGACGAGGGACGGCGCCGAGCTCATGCAGCAGCTAGAGCTGCTCGACGAGCTGCGGCCCGACCTGTTCAATCCAAAGGAGACCAAACGTGCGAATCAAAGACGTGCAGCTGGTAGGGATCACGACGACGCTGGCCAGCAGAGCGGGGACCGCTCGTCTGACCACGAAAAACCCGCAAATTGAGTCACTGGAGTTCGACGGCGAAATGCTCGTCGCCAGGAACACCAGCGGCGACGTGCGTGTTTTCGGCCCGGCAGTGATCGGAGAGATGACGCCAGCCGATCCCGAGCCGACGCCAGCCGAGAAGACCGACAAGCCCAAGAAGAAGGGGAAGCCGAAGGGCAAGTGATATGCTCACGGCTCTTGCCATCGCGGCGCTCATGACGCTAGCCCCAGAACACCAGTTGCTGCTCCAGAGACACGTGGAGCAGAACAACAGGCCCGATCTGAGCATCGGGTTGTTCGATAAGCAAGCCGGGGTCATGGCGTCACAGGCCAAGTACAAGGACCTGACCTGCGGTCGCCGTGGAGGCAAGACCACAACCCTTTCCCGGGCCGGCCTCGACTCACTCCAGAACAACCCGGTGGTCGGAGGCAACGACGAATCGATCACCCCGTTTATAGGACCGACGAAGAACCACGCCAAGCGGTTGATCTGGGGCCGCATGCAGCTCGACGCCAAGCACTTCCGGATCCCTGTTACGTTCAACAACACGGACCTGATCGCGACCCACGAGAACGGCGCCCAGTTCTGGGTCATGGGTGCGGATGACGATCGGGACGTCCAGAGGCTGCGTGGGTTCAGCTACCGCCGGGTGATAATCGACGAGGCCCAGGCCATCGGCGCCGACTTCGAGGACCTGGTTGACCAGGTGCTGGACCCGGCCCTGGCGGACTACGACGGCGACCTGATTCTCTCGGGCACGCCGAATGCGGCATGCACCGGCTACTTCTACAAGGCGGCCACCGGCCAGCTGCTGGACGACCGCGGCCGGGATCAATGGGAGCACTGGCGCTGGACCGTGCTCGATAACCCATACTTTCCGCTGTGGCGAGGCAAGCAGGACTGGCGCAAGCGTGCCGAGAGGTGGCTCGAGGCCTACAGGCGGAAGAAGAACTGGCCCCCCGACCACCCGGCCTTCCTCCGCGAGTGGATGGCGATGTGGGAACGCGACGAGGGCGGTCTCGTCGTCAAGTACAACCCGAAGCGCAACCATTTCGACGAGCTCCCCAAAGGCTACCACTGGCGGCACGTGATAGGCGTCGACCTGGGCAAGGGCAAGATCGCCCGCAAGGTCCAGGGAGTCCCGAAGGGCAACTTCGCACTGAACGTCTGGGCTTTCAGTGAGGACCTGCCCGACGTCTTCAGCGTTCACCAGTTCAAGAAGGCCGGCCTCGAGGTCAGCGACTGGGCTCGCATCATCTCCCAGGCCCAGGCCGACTTCAACGCGGTGGCCACCGTCGCCGACTGCGGCGCCCTGGGCGAGGCGATCGTCGCAGACATCTCCCGACGATTCGGCATCCCGATCCGAGCGGCCGAGAAGCCGTCGAAGGCCGCGGCGATCGACCTGCTCAACTCCGACCTGGCGGCCAGGCACACCTGGGGCCGGAACGATTCCCCGCTGGCCGACGAGTGGGGGATCCTGCAGTGGGACGAGGACCGCCGAACCGAGGATCCGAGGTTCCCGAACGACCTGTCCGACGCTTCCCTCTATGGCTGGCGTGAAGCCAGGCACTGGGCGCACGTACCCGAGCCCGAGCTACCCCCGGAGGGGACCAGGGAGTATTCCGACTACGTGGCGGCCGAGCTCAAGCGGCTGAGAGCCAAGAAAATCGCGAAGAAGAAGAAACGGAAGGGGAAGGTCTAGCCATGGCGACACCAGTACGGAGACAGAAGGTCGAGACGTCCAGGTGGTGGGAAGACGACGACAGCACGGTCCACTCCTCGATCTTCGAGACGGTGAAGGCCATCGACAAGCAACAGTCGGGCAGACGGCGACGCTATGCTCGGTATCTCGGGATGTACGAGAACCGGGATATCAAGAGCCTGGACGGTGCCGACTGGGCCAAACATCAGGGCGACATCGACGACGAGGACAGCAAGGAGAACGTGGTCAAGGGAGCCGTCGACGCTGCAGTCGCCAAGATCTCCACGAACCGCCCCCGGCCGGTCTGCCTGACCAACGCCGGCGATCACAAGCTGCAGGCCAAGGCCAAGAAGCGGACCCTCTTGATTGAGGGAGTAATCCACGACCAGAAGGCCTACCGCAAGGGCCGGCGCATCTTCCGGGACGGCTGTATCTGGGACAACGGCATTTTGAAGATCTATCCAGATTACGACCGGAAGCTCGTGGCTATCGACCGCGTGCTCGATGACGAGCTGTACGTCGACGACCAGGACGGGAAATACGGCAACCCGCGGAGCCTGATCCACGGCCGGACCGTCACCCGCGACGAGGTCCGGGCGATGTTCCCCGAGAAAGAGTGCCAGTACGCCATCGACCACGCCGAGCTCCACCGCCAGGCCTCCGGGACGGGGGCGGCGGCCGAGGATCCGGTTACCCTGTTCGAGGCAATCCACTTGCCCTCGGGACCAGACGCCGGCGACGGCAAGCGGGTCATGTGCACCACCGCCGGCAAGCTGCTCACCGAAGAGTGGAAGCGCGAGCGGTTTCCCTGGGTGCCCTGGCGATGGAAGGAACGGGCCCTGGGCTACCGCGGCATGGGGATGATCGAGGACGTCGAGAGTCAGCAGAAGCAGGTCACTTTTCTTGACCGCCGAATCGGCCGCATCCTGAATTCGTGCATGGTCCGGGTGTTCCTCGAGAGCGCGTCGGGCGTCAACCTGGTGGACCTGGGAAACGACGACACCGGCGGTTTTCTCGCATGCGAGTACAAGGGCCAGGCACCTATTTTTTCCAAAGACCCAGGCCCGAGCCCCGAGCTGTTCGCCGAGCGCACCGAGAAGAAGGCCTCGATATTTGAGAGCTTGGGGATCTCCCAGCTCCGGGCCCAGAGCAAGAAGCCGGCCGGGCTGTCTTCCGGTGTGGCACTGAGAGAATACAAGGACACCGAAAGCGAGCGCTTCCAGGACATCGGCCAGGACTGGGAGGACTTCTGGATCGAGGTCGCCGAGCGAATCACCGACGCAGCCGAGGACCTGGCCGCACACCCCGACATCAAGGGTATAACGATCCGGGTGCCCAGGGGCAAGGGCATTGAAGAGGTCAGTTTCTCCGAGGTCGATTATGTCCGCGATCGATACCTGTGGCAGATACGCCCGGCCTCACTGTTGCCCCGGGAGCCCGCCGGCCGACTGCAGACTGTCCAGGAGCTGCTCGGCATCTATCCCCAGGCCGCGCCCCTACTGGCATCCAAGATCGACCACCCGGACGTGGACGACGTCATGTCGATGATGACCGCGTCAGTCGACGCCATCCGCTACGACATCGAGCGGCTAGAGGAGGGGACGTTCGTCACGCCTGAGCCATTCCTGGATCTACAGACCGCCAAAATACTGGTACTGGCAGCCTGGTTGAGGGCGAGGAACAACAACGCGCCGGAGAAGGTGCTCTCGGCGTTCGAGAATTATCAGCTCAGCATCGACAACATGCTCAAGAAGGTGCAGGCGGAAGCCGCAGCGGCGGCGATGGCGCAGGGGATGCCGGGTGCTCCAGGAGGACCTGGGCCAGCTCCTGCACCGGGACCCATGCCGCCGACGATGGCATGACTTGTTTCTGGGAGTTCATTATGCCGGGCGCTGATGAAAAGAGGATCGTCGAAGTCAGGCCGAACCTTGTCGACGCGCACGGCAACCCGATCCGCGACCCGGTCTGTCCCGTGTGCGGAAAGACCCGCGAGCAGATGGAGCGCCTGGTCGCGCAGGGCTTCGACG